GCATAATATCTTTTTCATCATCTACATCCTCATCGTAACTAAACTTATCTTCCATTAAAAAGTTTAATTCATCCGAAGATAAATGTGGTTTTGTTTTTTCGTAATACTGCTTTAGAGCTGTCATACTGTCTAATCCGCTAACATCTCTATTTAAGTTTACATAATCTTCAACAGTACCACCAGTATCAGACATGAAGTCAACTAACTTCTGAATGTTTTCCGGTAGAGGCTCACTAGAAGTTTTAGACTCAGCTACGATGTCTTCTATCTTTTCAATTACTTCTTCAACAGTTTCTTCTTCAGTTATTTCCTCTACAACTGATTGCTGCTCTTGTGCTTCTGTTTCCTCTTGTACTTCTTCTTGTTCCGGTGTGGTAGCGGCAACCTCATCGCTTCCATCCACTCCTGTTGTGTCAACTGTACTACTTGTATCTTCTTCTGGTGTTTCACTTAAATCTAACTTTGTAACATCATCTTTAACCGTTTCTGGTTTAAACGAAGACATATCTAGTTTAACTGTATCACCTTGATCTCCTAGGTTTTTAGCCTTTTTTTGTTTTTCTGCCATAATATAAAATATAAAAAATTAATTATTCAATTACCTAGGAATAAATGATCCTAAGTTAAATCCTCCCATAACATCATTACCTGAAGACTCAAAGTTTTTAGGAGGAGTTCCTTTTTGTCTCTGCTCAATTAACTCAGATTGTTGAGTTGCTTGTATTTTTGTTCTATTATCCTTTCTATCTTCTTTTTGATTTTCTTCGGTACTCTTAATGTCCAACTCCAACTGTTTAGATTGTTGGTTTAGTTGAAATTCAAACAACATCAATTGTTTCTTCATTTCCGCTTCACTCATTAGCTTTTGATTATCTAACTGAGCTTGCATCTGAGCCATTTGCATTTCCATTTGCATATTAGCCTGATTCTTCTGAACTTCAGCTTGAGCAGCTACTTGTTGGCTCTGAGCATTTGCTTGGGCTTGAGCCTGAATATTCTGCTGTTGCATTGCTTGATCTCGTTGAAGCTTTTTATTTCTTCTTAGTTTTAGAAGTTCGTTTGCTAACTTTAGGTTTTTAATCTCTCTAATATCTATAGCATCTTCTAAGTCTATATTGTTTGAAGCTAACGCAACTTGTATGTTGTTTTCTAGTATAGCTTTTTGTTCTTCATCTGGAGCTAGCTCAATGAATATACCAAAGTCATATAAGTGTAAACCACTTATTTCTTCTAGTGTACCAACGTTGTGAGCACCAATAGCTTGTATAAACGCTTCTTTTGTTGGAGAATACTCTAGTATATCAGATATTCTAAGAGATAGAGCTTCTGCAACCTCAGCAGTTAAGAATAAACCAGATTGTAGTATGTGTCTTGTAGCTGTATTAGAATTAGCAGCCGCTAGTTTCTGAACACCTACTAAAGCGTTAGCATCAGGAGTTGAACCGTCTCTAGCCTCGTTTAAGCCGGTCGTATCTCTAATCATTTGTAGGTAGTAGTTATACGTCTGTATTAACGTTTGCATTTTTGCACCACCAGATCCTGATTGTATTTCTTGAATAGGTACTCTACCAGGGTTCATATCTCCATCAGCAGTCATTGATCTACCAATAACAGAACCTGTTTGGAAGAACATATTTAAAGCTTCTTGTGGATTGTAGTTTGTTCCATTACCTAAATCAACTTCAGCTAAACCATCAGCATCAAGATAAACTCCATCAGGAACCATTCTAGACATTACTTGTTGCAACTTCAAGTGAGTCAATTGAATCATGTCAGCGAAACCAGTGATACGACCAACTAAAGACTCTATGTTACCATTGTACATTCTAGGAGCTACAATAGAGTAATTCATTTTTACTTTAGTGTAGTCACTCTTAGGTCTCATCATATTTTTAGACAATTCCCATTTAAGTAGTTTCTCTGTTCCAGCGATCATAACACCTTCGTATAATACTTCAACAGATCTTTGTAATTTAGTGAAATTAGCATCGTCTCCTTCAGGAGCTTCAAAAGTGTCATCTCTCTCTATAGCTTTATTTGCACCAGTAGCTGTTTCCTTGACTTTATAAACTTCATTCATGTAAGTCTTATAGTTGAAGTATAAAACTGATACTTGATTGTTATCGTTGTTTCTCTCACTATTATAACCTGACGAATTAACTCTACCTAAGTTTTGAGTAGCGTCTTGTGCAATCTCTTCTAAGTCTTCATTTGTTAAGTGAGGAAATTGTTTAACTAATTCATTAATAGGTATAACCTTAACTTCTCCAACGTAGTATATGTCGTCAAAGTAAGGTGAATCAGTGTATGAATAAACTAAGTTAGCAGGATCAACATAATCAACTGTAACTCCTTCAGAAGTATTAAAGTTTGTTTTCACAGCACCAATACCTAAAACAGTTAAGTCATAGTAAAACCTTTTCTTAGTAAGCTCATATCTATTACCTTCTAGCAAAGTATTTATAGCTTGCTCTTCTGCTATCTCAACAGCTTGTTTATATTCTAGTTGCATGTGAAGTTGTAGTTCATCTTCATTTGCGGGAAGCTCTTGTGGATCAATATTTCTTAAGTTAACTCCAAAAGCTTCTTCAGAAAAATTATCTAATTCTTGAGCTCTCATGTCAGCTAATATAGTTTCCATGTACTTTGTTCTCTCACCCATTCCAAATGGATCTTGAGAGTATGCCTTTATGTCGTAAGTTCTTTCAGATATACCGTTAACTACAATATCTACAAATTTAGGTATTATAGGTACCGGTTTCCAGTCTAAGTTTAAATAAGATAAATCTCCATTTATAGATAATTCATCTTTATATTTCTGTATTGATTGTTCTCCTCTAGCGTACAACCTAAGTCTATGGAAATTAGATTGGTTAGCATTATACCTGTTGTTAGTATAACTATCATCAAACCATTCTGATTCAATTGCTTTACCAACCTTTAAACCATAATCGTAACTAATCTTTTCTAAGTCGCTAACGACTTGACTAGGAAAATAACTTTTTATAACCGAATCAGCCATGTTTAATCTTTAATTATTTGTGATGATGAACCATCGTTTGTATACTTTGCAAAACCTACATTAAAACTTTTTCTTTGTACTTTTGGTTTGGTTGGTGTATATAAATGTCTGTTGCACGCCATTATAGCTAACCCTGAGCTAATAGATGCATCATGCTTTGTTCTTTTGTTTATATCAAACTTTGCCCAATCATTTAATGTTTCTTGAAAATATACTGTACCGTAATTCCCATCTCCTAAATGACCAACGTGATCGTTGATATACATTTCAATAGCGGCAGCGTGAGCTTGTTTAATGTCCTCACTAGAGTTTGGCATACCACCAACCTCTTTTTCTGTTACAGAAAGCTTATTCCAAGCTTTGTCTGGCCTATTCATAGAGTATCCCCTATATCCACGCCTTCTTAAGTAATACAAAAGCCTTGGTTTGTTGTTTTCTGCTAAAATAGGCATACCATAAAATACTAAAGCCATAAGAACGTCTTCGAAAAATATCTCAGCTGTTGGTGGTCTAGAAATGTATTCTAAAAACAAACTACTTCTAGGTGCGTCTTCCATACTAAACTTAGTTAGTCCATGAAGAGCTCCGTTGGATCCTCTACCATCAACTGTGCCACTAATATCATAACTATCGCAACCAAATGCACCAACATGCTCATTACCAGGATATTTTATTCCGTTTTTTATTATCACTCTATTTTGAAGATTTCTAGGTGGTACCCAGCTAACTTTAAATCTACCGTTAGGATCTGGAGTAAAAATAACTTGAGAATCTTTAACACCATTCACCCATTGAAAGTTACCAGAAGTAATAACAGAGGTATTCCTAATGCCCTCGTTGTAATCTATCTGTTCATATATTTTAGTTAGATTAAATAGACTACTTTTTGTTTCATCTCTAAAAGCATGTTCCTTAGTTCTAGGGAATTGACGGTAAAATTCATTTAGACCATCTTGATCGTCTTTTAATCCAGCAACTTCATTTTGCCAGTACTCTATTATGCCTATATCAATTAATTCACCGTCGGGTCCATGAACGTCGGATCCGGGAGTATTGAACACAGGTTTTCCAAATTCATCAATGAATCCTTCATAGTTCCATTCCATTGGGATAAACAGAGAGTATAAACCAGAACGTGTTTGACCATTTGCATTTCTTTTTGTGACATCACTGTCGTTATATAATTTCTTAAAATTAGAACCACCTTTATCTAAAGCGTTAGATGTTGAACCCATCATGCACTTACCAATAATTCTACTACCTAATCTAAGGCATGTTTTTGTAACTCGCCAGTTATTCAATATGTTGTCAGGCTTATCCCACTTACCACTTTCATCGTGTACAAGTAAAGAAAGCTTTTCACCATCATAACTGTTATCTCCAGTATTTTTCCAGTCTATAGTAGTATCTAAACCTTTTATTTCTTCTAGTTTCTCTTTGCTAGATATTTTCTTACGAGTAAACTTAGAAGCAGGAACTCTATATGCTAGTTCAGTTTTAGGTCTATCCATACCATCTTGAACTGGTTTAAAGAAAAAAGGATAATTTATTGATATTGGAACTACTTTATCTGTAAACATTTTCTTTGCATCCGAACCTGTTTTAGATAGTATACCAAATCTAGCATCAGAAGATATTGTTGCTTGATTAACAGTTTCTGCTGAACTCATGAAAGAAAACCCAGATCGTCTGTTCTTTAGGTAACACATACCATAACACCTGTAGTCTGCTTTACATGCTTCCCAAAACAAAAAGAATAATCTATTTGACTCTCTAAAGTCTGGTCTACCAACATCTATTTTAGTCCACTGCAAATACATATAATGGCTTCCGGGTAGATATGTATCTACACCGTTATTTTTAAACCAAAAACCTTGCTCACGTCTATTAAACTCTTCATCTATGTAATCGTGCCATTGGTCTTTCTTTTCTTCTGGATATTCTCTCCAGTCAAATATATTCTTAAGCTTAGATAGTTCTTGAGGAACTTCAAAAGCAGTCCACTTTTTATTTGGGTGCTCGTATATTTTTGAAGGAGCTTTGGGTAGAGCTATCCTTAAACCTTCTATTTCATAAATTTCACCAATTTGACCTGTATGAGAAATAACAACAACATCATTGTCCTTGTCATAGCCATACTTCCACTTCTTAGCTTTATTCAAGCGTTTGATAGTGTTAGACTTTATTGGGTCTACTATTTTATATAAAGTTTGTTCGTACATTATTTAGATCTACCTTCTGCGAATCCTTTGAATACACGATCTTCTTTCTTCTCAGGAACTTTATTCTCTAGTAAAGCTTCTTCTTCTTGTATTCTGTTAAGTATTTCAAAAGCGTCAAATATAGCTAGCTTTTTAGTAGCAGCAGCGTTTTTAAGTCTATCTGCGGTAATATCATCATCACCATCAACAATAGCTTCTCTAGCAACTTTAATAAGCTCTTCAACTGCTTTATGCCCAGCTTGGATTATACTCTTCTTCGTCTCCTTGATATTCATATTTAATTGTAATGTCTTTGGATAAAACCCTATAAAAGCGTTCTCCATCTATTATAAATTCAAATTCATTGTAAGGTAAAAATCCTACTAGGTCACCAATATCATGACTACCATCTGTATGTTTAACTATACCTATGTGTGGTCTTTCTTTAGACTCGCTAAATATATCTGTATTCTTAATAGGCTTTACAAATATATATCCCTTTGGAACTTTCCACGTACCGTATGTTTTGTACAAGAATATTTGATCCTCTTTAACTAAGTATCTATCTTCTTTTAAATAAGACCTACTATTCTTTTCTACACCTCTTATATCGTGATACCTTCTAAACACGTTATGATGTACAATTACAGTATCACCAACCTGAAATTCAGTTTCTATCATAGTGGGTATAGATATAATCTTAGCTTGTCTATTAACAAATTGATGGTTGAATACTTCAGTGTTGATTATTAGACTTTTACCGTCTACATCTACAGAATTATTGTACCTATCGCCTATTGGTTCTATTATGAAGTCAAAAGGTGCTCTCATTAATATTCAAGATTATATTCCACTGATATTCCCATATTCTTATTAAAATCTTTCCAAGGAAGAACATCCTTGTTTTTCTTAATATAAATAGTGTACTTATCTTTTGATTCTATGATATTACATATAGTATGACCACCATACACTTCTTGCTTCACAGCATAATGCATCGCGTCATTCTTATAGTCTTTACCTATAGTTATCTTACGAATTATCCTTTCCATCAGTGTAGGATATAGAACCATCAACAATATTGATTTCATTAGTTCCGTATTCTTCTTGGAACTCTTTTTGCATTGCTGCTAAACCGTCTTGAAACTCAAATATAGAATGAAGTATAGCGTGTTTTCTAGTTTCCATAACACCTAACTCATTTTGATTTTTGTTTATCACTTTAACAAGAGCTTGAAGTCTTGTAAGTTGATCTTCCGTGATTTTTTCAGCACGGGCTTTTAAGTTGACCATTTTTGGTCCTTTTCGTTTTGCCATTTTATTTAATTTAATTTAATTATTTATTATCAAGAATTTCTTTCTAATATATTTTTTTCAACTGCTTCTCTTTCTGTAGTCGTAAGTAGAGTGCTATAAATTACAACTTCGTTTATCAACCCATTAAAAGGTAAAAAATTATTTGATACAGTACCTATCTGTGCTATTGTTAATGCAACAGGGTCCATACTATCTCTAACTGTATCTGTTACTTCGCTACCGTTAAAGTAAACTTTAACATTATCCGTAGAACTAGGAGCGTCTCTCGAAACAGTTAGTAAAAACATACCACTTGGAATATCTTGAGTCAAATTAGATTGATCAGAATCTCCAGCGGTACCTTTAACCGTAACTCTATCTGTTTGTCCACCTTGATAAACTCTTACACATTCATCAGAAGCAGAGCCAGCTACACCCATTGTCGTTTCTACCTGTGGATCAATGATGAAAAACATAGTGAATTGTACTAGATCTATACTGTTTGTTAAATCTAACCTATCAGTCAAACCATCAAAATCAATGTCACCAGTTGCAGGTATAAATTCTGGTGAATTTGAACCT